CCCCTATAATTTGTATAAGAACGTAACCATCGTTCCTCATCATTTCTTCTATAGTCTTCTGCTCTGTCATATCGTTCCTGTATGAAAGGAATAATACCACTCACTCCTGCATCAGCTATTTCAGAATCTTCGGTATCTTCTAATGCGATAGAATCACTATCTAATGTAATATCTTCTTCAGCCATATTAATATCCAAATGTTGCGTCTGCTACAGGCATACTACTTTGTGGTCTGCCTACAGGGTCATAGTCAAAAATACTAAATCGTGGTCTTGACATAATGCCATATCGTAATGCATCATAGATATGGTCTTCTGCTCTTGTATCTACATCTTCAGGATTTTTCTTATCCAAAGGTATTGCAGGTATCTGAGCTACTGCATTTGTGCAGGTATTAAAGAACACCATTCTTGGTTGTTCTGTAAATTCATCTACTTGTAGTCTTCTGTGTATTTCATTCTTACCTGCCACACGACTACCTTTACTTCTATCTGATGGTCTCCAACGACATCCTCGTTGTATCATCTGTTCTGCAAGAGATGGACCAGTATCACCACGTTTATGCCAAAGGCTACTATCCAACACACCATACTTAATATTTCCATCGTCTGCCTCTAAGTCTAATACCATCTCTGCCAAATCTGTGGCAAGGACTTTAGAAACATACAGTTCTCTATATAAAATAAGTTGCTCATCTGGACTAACAGCAAACCAGAGAACAGCACTATAAGAACCATAACCATAATCACATGAACGAAACTTAACCCAATTTCTTGGAATGTCAAAAGGTTCAACAACATGAATATCCCTATTAAACTCAGTAAAAGCAGCACCCTCTTTAATATCCCAATCACCTTCAAGCAACTGCTTACGTTGGTGTTCAGGGAGGGAAAGAAGCATCGCTTCGTAGTCTCCTTGAGATGAGAGATATGGATTATCAGATAATCTAGCAGGGATGAATCTTCTTTTGAACAAGGCTTCACCTGCTTTACTATGCCCATCAGGGTATTTAAGAACTTGTCCTGTCTCAATGTTTGTGGCATCAAATGCTCTTCCATAAGGTGCTGGGTCAATAAACATTTTTTTAACCCACTGATGTCCCGGACCTCCGGGGTTTGTTGTTGCCCTCATATACACTTGTAAATCAGGAGCAGTAGAACGAAGTCTTGACCTCATGTAGTTCCAAGCAAAGGGTGTTGCCCATTGTGTTAATTCATCAAAGCCTATCCAACTAAAGGCTAAACCCTGATATCTTAGTACGTCATCGTCTCGGTCTAGGTAGGACATCCACAGTCTTGCACCTGATGGAGCTACCCATTGCATCTTTCTTTCCGACCACTTGATACCCTTGTATATTTGAGGGTATAATTCTCTTGACTTCCAAACAAGTTCTCTCAACTCTTCTGTTGTATGTCTAAGCAGTAATCCACTAAACTGTGGATGATTCATGTAACGTAGTGGGTCTGCTAACATTGCATATGACTTACCACCACCTGCACTACCACCATACAACACTTCTCTTTCTGGAGAAGCAAGAAACTCTGTTTGAGGTCCTTCGTTTGGTTTAAAGACTATATTCTGTTCTTCAACAGGTATAGCCTCTATGTCATCTACTACTTCAGACTTTTGCTCCGACTCTACCTTCTTCGATGGCTTTCGCTTTTTGTATCGCCTTTTCTGCGTATTCAGACCATCGTTTAAGAGTTCTAGCCTTGTTCTTACGTTGTCGTTCATGTAGTAATCTTTTCCTTAATCCTATGTGAGATATCTCTCTTCCTGTTTTGTTTGTCAACCAATTAGCAACTTGCCTTAAAGAATATTGTTTAATATATTTTCTTGCTAGTTCTAATGCTTCTAATTCATAAGGTATAGGGTCAAGTAATTCTTTATCTTCTTCATTTATCTTATACCCAAAAGGTATTATTCTTGCTATGCGTGGTATCTGTATCCACTCTGTTTGTTCTTCGTTTTTTAAATCTGTTGGTTGTGGAAGTTTCCACTTACCTAAACTTCTGTTCATGTTTTAAGTTTTGAATTTAAATTATTTACAATTTTTACAGGGTTAACGTAATCTTTTCTTCTTATGGTTCTTCCTGTGTAAATATCAGCTTCTTTTTTATCAGAGGGTTTATGTGACGTAATGCGACCCATAGAATCTTTATATCCATCATCGTGAAATTTATTTTTGTAAACTCCATATTTTTTAAATAGTTTTTGTTTTTTCTCAAAATTACTTTTTTGATTTTTATTTTCCATAACTATTTCTTCTTTGGTGGTAATATCATGACACCACCTGATGCCTCTACTTGTACTTTCTCAGTTTTAATTAATCCCACTCTGTCAAGCAATTCTTTTGCTGCACCAAGTCTATCTCTAATACCTAATTGTGTAGGGTCATCAATACCACTTACCATCGCAACTGCTGCCTTAGGTGCATTACGACTCATGTACAGTTGTGTTTCTTCCATTATCTCATCTTTCATAGATGCGACAATAGCAGAAGTTCCTGAATGCTCTGAGTATCCTGCAAGTAGTTTTGCTTGTACAGGGTCTCCATTAGCTTTGTCAAACAAAACTTCTAGAAACTTTTTCTGTCTTTCTGATAGCTCTCTTTTCTTTGGACTCATATAGGTACACCGTGTTTTACAACTCTATCAATCAAACGTTGTGCTCTGTTTGTTGTTTGCTTGAACCATCTACTGTCTTCCATCTGAAGTGCCATTTCACGATAGTCTTCCATCTCTACTGCAGCAATCATCATTTTAAATTTGCGTAAACGAGGACCTCCAAGTTGAAATGCCATATTTATTAATACGTGTTGTATGTCTTCAGGTAACTTTTCAAAACTATTGAATATATCATTGCAATCATTGATAGCAGTTTGAACATCATTTACAAACCACTCTTGAACTTTTTCTTCAGGGACAGGTGTTCCAATAGGCTTATCATAATACTCTTCATCCCACTCAGTCAATAGGTGTCCTATACCTGCAGTAGGATAGCCTTCACTACAGCGATATATTTTATAAACACATCCCTCGTCAGCTTCTATTTCTTCTCTTAGTGTGTTGATGTTCATCTTCTGAGTCCTTGTCTACGTTGTTCTGCGTGTAGTGTCTCAACGTGTTTACGATAAAAATAGTTTCCTATTTTACTAATTATAGCAGATATTTGCAAAAATGTCAAGGCTTTTATACTCATTTGCGTTTCAACATCTTTGCTGCTTGACCAACACCTTTTATTCCAAACGATGCTGATATCGCAATGTACAATAAGTATTGATACCAATCAGGTAGTGTTGCCAATACTTCAAAACCTTGTTGTACGTATTCTCTCATTCCCGGAATAAAGACTAATATTGCAGGAGCTAATAATACAACTAAAGCAAATTCGTCTTTCCAGCTATCGTTTGTAGCGTCTGCCATTTTGCCTTCCCATTCTATTTGTCCTGTAGCTACTTTCTCTGCTACAGTTGCTCTAGCTTTTGCTTCTGCTACTTTTGCCTTGCCTTCAGCTTTTGTTTTTTCTAGTTTGTTTTGAAACCATGTTCCTGCGAGATTTGCGATTGGTCCTATTAGTGCTTGTATCATTTTCTATCTTTTCCTTTAATCTTTCTGCTCTTAGCTTTTCTTTTACTTTAACTGAATTTACGAAATCTTGATGTTTTCTTTGCAATCTTTTTGGGTTGTTTAGATACCTGTTTACCTGCTCTCTTCGCTTTTCGTTTAGCAGCAGTAGAGGCTGCGTATTCACTGGGAGAAAGAGCCTTAATCGCTGCCGAAGGTAAATAACGTTCGCCAGTAGCCTTTGACCCTTGTGTACTAGGTTTACCTGACTTGGTTCTCCATTTTTGTTTTGTCCACGCAACAAGTGACCTTTGCCCTTTTTTTAGTGCCATGTATACTCCTTACATACACAAATCTTCATACTTCGTTGTATGAAGTCTATGTTGTGATAAGTCTCCTTGACTTTTTTTAAATATGTTTAATATCCATTGTATCATATTTTACCTGTCCATTTACCTACAAAGTATAGTATTAGTCCACCTAATGCTAACAAGATTATAAACCCTATACTGTAACCCATAATCTCAAGAAGTTCTTCTCTTTTTTTCTGAGCCATCTTCTCTGCATATCGTCTTGACTTTCTAGCCTCTGCCTGAAACTTCTGCCAATCTGCCCATAATCCCGGTCTACCTGCATATATCATAATCTGCTTGAGTTCCTCTTCTTTTTGCTTCAGTTGTTCTAAAGCCATGAACTCTTCTAAATCATTTGTGCGTACACCTTTGGCTCTTTGCTTCTTTGCTTTTCTTTCTATCTCTTCCTTTGCAAATACAAAGTCTGAGATTTGTTTTCCACAACTAGCAAGTTCTTTTCCATTGCTTATGAAACTTTTTATTACACCGAAGGCAGCATTTGCCGCTGCTAATTCTGCTAACATTCTACTTCCTTACAGGTTTGCAATATGCAGTTATTTTCTGTTGTCCATCCTCTGTTGGTATAGCTGGTTGGTTATGCAGTTTTTCTGCAAAATATAAGCATCTATCAATGCTTTTAAATCTTTGTGTCTGATTGACTATCTGTTTGTCTATCATGAATATCAGTAAGAACTCTATCATTATGATGACAATCGCATGAACATTCTTCGCAGTCGCATTCGTAACATTCGCAAGTCTTACACCTTTTTCTTTTTTCGTTCATGTGCTTTCTTTAAACTTTCTTTTGCTTTCTTAAATATGGCAACGACTTCTGTCTTGCCCATTACCTTTGCTCTTTGTTCAGCGACAGTAAGTATCTGTATCTTTCTCGCATATGGTTTATTGACCTTTTTAACTTTTGCAACTGTGTTTCTTGCATCGGTTGGCGTGGCGAACTTGATGCTAACTGTGTCTTTAGGGTTTTCATCCGTGTATAAGCGTCTCCCTGAACCTTTCGGTTTCTTCCCTGTACCCACTTTGGGGTCACGCTTTTTTCTTTTTGACAACTTTCTTGTAACCTTTCTTTTGGTCTTTCATTATTCTTGTTAAAGTTTTAGCCTGACTAGCGTGAGCCTTTGAAGCCTTCTTTAGTTTTCCTATTACTTTTTTTAGAGGTTTTGTGTAATGTGGCATTATCCTCTGTATCCTCCACCTTTGGCTTTGTATTGTTTCGCCAACATCTGTGCCTTTCTTGCACTCCATTGACCGGGAGAACCTCCCTTATTACCTGCCTTGATACGATTGAATAATGCCTTACGCATTGTAGGTTTAGTATAATTACCTGCCTTATTTACTGTGCTTTTGCTTTTTGGTCTTGCCACTGCTATCCTCGTATAAATTGTTAAATGTTGTATAAGGGTCTAAGTAGGATTCGTGGGACTCTGCTGAGTGTGTCCACTGTGAAGGTGTGAAGTCTGGAGCACCTTCTCCTGTTACCCATAATGCAGGACTTGTTGCTCTAACTCTGTTATTCGGTAATGCAACAATGTTGCCTGTCCACTTACCTGCATCTAACAAATACATAACGTGTGATTGTTTATGTTGTGCAGGGTCATCTGCTATTTCATGGTCTGTATAATCTACAGTAAACATATATCTAGCAGTAAAGAACTGATTGTCTATTTTGCATAGCCAAGGTGAGGAACTTACTCTGTCCATGACTATGACACTATGATGTCTTGATTCACAGTCCCAAGGTTGACATAAATGGTCTTCCATTGGCTCTGCCCATTCATCTACAGGTATGTCAGCTACAAGTGCCTGTATCGGCATTCTTGCCCACATTGCACCACCATGAACATTGTTCTCTTCAGTGCATCCTGTAAACACTACCTGAAAGCTCAGTGACCTATCAGGTATGGTGTTAACTGCAAATGCTAGTGCGTGTAAAAACTCACCATGATAATTTTGGTGATTGCACGTAAACTCTTTACGTACCCAGCACTTGAAATGGGGTACGTTACTTATAAGGTAAGACATTACTTACGTTTAGCTGCTCCACCTCTAGCCATCATCTTAGACTTTTTCATTCCACCATAAGCCATTTTGACTTTGCCACCCCTAGCCATCATCTTAGACTTCTTTTTCATAGCACCACCTCTGTTCATCATTTTTGATTTCTTTTTAGCAGCACCACCACGATTCATCATCTTGGATTTCTTTTTTCCATGCATTGGCATAATTATTTCTCCTTATAGCTTTTTTGCATTGCGTGTTCTCCGAAAAGAACGATTAGCTGTCTTAGATGTTACAGCTAAATTCTTAGGTCTGTTATCACGTGGGTTTCCATTACGATGATGAACATCCTTACCTAATACTTTTTTAACACCTGTGGTCTTAGTGACCATCTTACGTGCCTTGTTTCTACCTGCCCTGTTTATTTTTTGTACAGGCTTTGAGTGGTAGTTCGCATACTCTTTCTTGTAGTTGCGTCTAGGCACTTTTAGTTTTCTTTGTTGTCTTCTTCTTCTTAGTTGTAGGTTTCTTCTTTGTCATTTTACCTACACCTATACTAACAACAAGTATTCCTTTTCCACCTTTGCTACCACCTTTGGTTTTCTTTTTAGTAACAAGCGAACCTTTTCTCAGGTAACCCATGTTTCTAACCACTCCCGGTGCTTTCTTTTTAAGTGCCTTCAATCCCGGTTGGTTATCAGATATCTTTTTAAGACCTGTAGCACCACCTGTGGATAGTTTTGTCTTTGCTTTGCCTGTGCCAAACTCTACTTTAGAGTCCTTGCCTGACCTTTCTTTCATGAACATTTTCTTCTTAGGTCTAGGTGTTGGCTTTTCTGTTGGTACGTTAGGTTTTTTCTTTTTTACTGTGGTCTTAGTTTTGTTACGTGTGTCTGCCTGTGCTTCTCCTAGTCTT